TTGCTTGCGCAGAAGCAGAAGCTCCTCTCCAGCGCTGTCAGTGAAACGAAGGAAAAGCTCGCTACTCTCAAGACTGCTGCAGAGCAGGCAAATCAGGCACTTGCGAATGGTGACATTTCCAAAGAACAGTACGATGCTCTTCAGCGGGAAATTATCGAAACCGAGCAAGATCTCAAAAAGCTGGAAGCTCAGGCTAATCAGTCTGCGACGGCTGTGCAGAAGATTGCCGCAAACGGTGAAAAGCTAAAAACGGTCGGAGACAATATTTCTTCTGCCGGGCAGAAGATGCTCCCCGTAACTGCGGCAGTCACTGGTCTTGGTACGGCGGCAGTCACCACAGCGGCGAACTTTGAATCGTCTATGTCGCAGGTGCAGGCTACGATGGGCGTGACGAAAGATGCTATGTCTACAGTTGAAGGCCAGTCGGTCAATACAATGGATACGCTGTCGGAGCTTACCAAGAAAATGGGATCTGAAACCGCATTCTCTGCAAAGGAATGTGCGGATTCTCTGAATTATCTGGCACTTGCTGGATATGATACTCAGCAGATGTGCGACACCTTGCCGACCGTCTTGAACCTTGCCGCCGCAGGTGACATTGACCTTGCCTCGGCATCGGATATGGTAACGGATGCTATGTCTGCCCTTGGTATGGGAGTCAGCGAATCTGAAAAGATGGTTAACCAGATGGTAAAGACCGCCTCGTCCACCAACACCTCGGTGGCACAGCTTGGTGAAGGTATTCTGATCATCGGTGCAACAGCAAAGTCCATCAAGGGCGGCACTGCCGAGCTGAACACTGCACTTGGTATCCTTGCCAATAACGGTATCAAGGGAGCTGAGGGCGGTACGCATCTGCGAAATGTGATTCTGTCTTTGCAGAACTCCACCGACAAAGCGGCGGCGCAGATGGATGCACTTGGTGTCTCCGTTTATGATTCCAACGGCAATATGCGCTCCCTCAACGATATCCTTGGTGACCTCAATAAGAGCATGGACGGCATGACCTCGGCTGATAAAGCCAATATCATAGCCACTATTTTCAACAAGACAGATTTGGCATCGGTCAATGCGCTGCTTGCCAATACAGGCGATACCTGGGACAGCCTGCAAAGCTCCATCACGAACAGTGCCGGAGCTGCACAGCAGATGGCAGATACACAGCTGGATAATCTGCAGGGACAGATCACGATTCTGAAATCCGCACTTGAGGGACTTGCCATTTCCTTTGGTGAGCTGCTGATGCCAGCAATCAAGCAGATTGTCGGCTGGGTGCAGAAATTTGTGGACTGGCTGAACAGTATGGACGAAGGCACAAAGAACGTGGTCGTAACGGTTGCCCTGCTTGCAGCGGCTATCGGTCCCATTCTTATTGTAATCGGCAAGGCGATCTCTGCGGTTGGTACGATTATGACCGTCGTTCCGAAAATAACAAGTGCTATCAGTGCAGTAAAAACAGCATTTGCTGCATTAAATGTCACGATGCTTGCCAATCCAATCGTACTCATCATTGCGGCTATTGCCGCATTGGTAGCTGCTTTTATTTATCTCTGGAACACCAACGAGGGATTTCGGCAGTTCTGGATCGATTTATGGGAGGGCATCAAACAGGCAGTCATCACAGCCTGGAATGCGATTACATCCTTCCTCTCAACTGCTTGGGAGAGCATTCTTTCTCTGGCGCAGACGGTTTGGGGTGCAATTTTCGGCTTTTTCACCACGCTGTGGGAAGGCATCAAGGGCGTGTTCACCTCCGCTTGGGAAGCTATCAGCGGAGTCATGACTACCATCTGGAACACGATTACTTTCATCTGGCAAAGCATTTACGACACGATTTCGCCGCTTTTAGAAGCATTCCGATACCTGTTTGAAACAATTTTTGAAGCTATACGGATTTTGATTGAGAGAGCGTTGACCGCAATCTCGCAGAAAATCAGCAAGATTTGGAATGCCATCGTTGCCTTCCTGACTCCGCTTCTCACTGCATTGCAGAGCTTTTTCCAGACAATCTGGACGGCCATTCAGATGTGGTAACTACGGTGTTGACCACGATCCAGTCCATCTTTATGACGATCTGGAATGCTATCATATCGGTTGTAACGTCCGTGCTGAATGCCATCAAGGGTGTTGTGACGAGTATCTGGAACAGCATCAGCGGCTATATCTCTGGTGTGATGAATACCATTAAGAACACGGTTTCTTCCATCTGGAATAGCGTAAAGTCGGCTGTCGGCAGCATCATTGGTCAGATTTATAACGTGATTCATTCTGGATTTGAACGTGCCGTCAGCTACGTCAAGGGTCTTGCTTCTCAGGCATTCAACTGGGGACGCGACCTCATCATGGGTATCGTAAATGGTATCAAGTCAGCTGTTGGCGCAGTTACCGATGCGGTAAATGGTGTGGCAAACAAGATTCGTTCAGTCCTGCACTTCTCGGTTCCGGATGAGGGACCGTTGACCGACTACGAGAGCTGGATGCCGGACTTCATGGCCGGACTTGCCAAAGGCATCGAACAGAGCAAAGGTTTGGTAGCCAAGGCAATGGATGGAGTAGCCGCAAACATGGTGATCAACCCGCAGATTGGAAGAATGGAAACTGCTACAGCCACTACATCTCCCGGAACAGCCGATACCCTCTCTGGTATCACTGCAGCAATCCGCGAAGGCCTCGCTGGTGTAACTGGTCAGTCAGGAGACATCGTAATTCCGGTATACCTTGGCGGCACGATGTTAGATGAAGTCATTGTCAATGCCCAACAGAGGGCTAATCTTAGAAGCGGAGGTCGGTAACGATGGCATTTATGCAATATTTGAATTTCAATGGTACTGCCCTCCCACTGCCAGATTCCTATGACCTCGGTCTTTCTGATGTAGAGGCGGATTCCAGCGGTGAAACTGAGGCAGGTACTACGCAGCGGGATGTCGTAAGGACGGGTGTCGTGAAGATATCCGTCTCTTTCTCTGTATCCCCGAAATGGCTGAAGCAGCTGACGGCCTATTCCAAGCTGCCAAAGCTGACGGTTCAATATTTTGATACCGAGAATTTATCCCAAAAAGAAACTGAAATGTATATCAGCGGATTTAAGGCGAAGCTCAAAAAGGACACATCCTATAAGGGACTGTGGACAGTGAGCTTTACTCTGAACGAATTTTAATGGAGGTGGCGCTGTGTATCCAGTATCGGATGCCTTTATGCAGGCAATCAAAAGCAACACAAGAAAATATTACTGGACCGGCACGATCACCACCAGTGATAAGAAAAATTATGAATTTGAAAATGAGGATATCGTAAAAGGCAGCGGATATATTTCGAGGCAGTGCTGCGGGAACTCTGAAATTGAGCTTGGCTCAGTGTATGCCGCAGAGCTTGGCATCAGCCTGTTCTGTGATATCGACCGATACACTCTCGACGGCGCAGAAATCAAGCTCTGGTTCCATCTGCTGCTTGATGATGGCCGTACGGAGAGCATTCCGATGGGTATGTTCTATGTGGCCGAAGCAAATCGCCGTATCAAAACACTGGAGCTGAAAGCCTATGATGGAATGCTGAACCTGGATAAATCTTTCAACAAGGGCCTTTCCAGTGCAGCTCCCTATGAATTTCTTTCTCTGTTATCGAAGGCATGCCATGTGGAGCTTGCGCAGACAAAGGAAGAAATCGAGGCTTTGCCAAATGGCACGGAGCTGCTTGGTGTCTATCAAGATAATGACATCGAATCGTGGCGTGATTTTCTCTATTACCTTGCACAGACGCTCGGATGCTTTGCATCTATCGACCGTTACGGGAAACTTTGCTTGACTTCTTACGGGAATACCGCAGTAATGGCGGTCGGCAGCAGGCATCGATTCAGCAGCAGCTTTTCCGATTTCGTTACTCGCTACACAGCGGTCAGTTCTACCAATAAAAAGACGGAAACAGCAGAATACTATGCGAAGGATCCGGATGATGGCTGACAATGAATCTTGGTATAAATCCGCTTCTACAGTTTGGCTTGGAAGAAACGAGGAAACGAATCATTAACACGATTCTCGATGTTGTTTCGACTGTAGAGTATGTACCCTTTGATTCGGAAACCATCGGCAATCCTGCGCTGGACCTGGGAGATGTACTTCGCTTTACCGGCGGCCATGCAGATGAAACCAAACAGTCTGCAATCACTTCTATCTACACAAAAATCAATGGAAAGCAAACTGTGAAATGCGTCGGCAAAAATCCAAGGCTTGCTGCAGCAAAAAGTAAAAATGATAAGAATATTAGTGGCCTAATCAGCTCCATTGGAGAAACGAAGCTCAGCATCTACACCTTCACCAATGCCCTGGCACTGGATGCCGGAGAAGAAAAGCTGTCCATCATCAACATGGAGTTTGCATCCGGTGATGAGACCAATGCGGAATTTCATGCCCAGGCGATCATGGAAGTAGAAAGCAATCCTGATACCCGGATGCTTACTGCAGAAACGACCATTAACCTTGGAACAACCACAGATGACGAGGGAAACGAAGTTGAAAACAAGAAGGTGATTTCCTTTCCACTCTCCTGGAACGAGGACGGGAAAACTTCACTCTCCGTTTTCTATGTGCTGGATGGTCATGAGGTTGAGGAATTTCACCCAAAGGAATCGTGGCTCAGCGGCAAGCATCTCCTGACGCTCTATTACCCGATCATCGGCCTTACGGCAAATCAGCTCCATACCTTCGAGGTGCTAATTTCCATGCAAAATGGAACCGGGCATATCGAGGCACAAAATATCATGGCGACCATCACCGGACAGGGACTTGGTGTGCAGGAACGCTGGGATGGCCGGATCACGGCAGACGATACCCTGAAGAAAATTCTTCTTTCCTCTATGCCAACGCATACGCTACGTGACGCTGTTATGGTACATTTTCTTGCTCCGAAAAAGACAGGATTAAATGACCACGTGACATCTATCTCCTTAACCGGAATGCCGATGCGGTCCATGAAGGACTCGCTTCGCCTCTTTGCACCGATTGTACATGATGTGATAGAAACCGCTGATAAAAAGAAGATGCATTACCAGAAGGAATATGTCATTGATGATGAGGTATTCAAGCTTCGTAAGGACTACGTCCTCTCTGGAAATAGCAATGTCCGTCTTGATCGTGGTCGGATGCTGAAGCTTGTGATTCCGACGAGAAACTTTGATAGCCTGACTGACCTTGCAATTCTGCCCTTTGATACGCTTCCCTTTATCAATATGAAGGTTTTGTATGCTGCTGACCTTCCGCTGAATAGCTTTACTGAGATTACCGATAGTGCCGTAAAGCTGAAGAAATCTTTCAGCACACGTATTTCTGGTCAGGACCAGGAGATCGACCGGGGACGACTTGCCGCATTTTCACTTGGGCTTCAGAACATGACTGAAATAACAGAACTTGAGGTAAGCAATGTTTGATTATGGAACTATCGAGGATCTTTTAAAGAGCATAGAGCACATGGAGATCCTTCGAAATAATTCTCTGCAGGATGATGGCACAGATACCGTGAAAGGCGTTGACTGGTTTCAGTACAAAGGAAAAATAGCCTCTACCCTTTATGTCAGTGGCAACTCCTGGATTGGCTTTGGTGAGAATACGGAGCAACTGAAAATCGTCCGCAGGGATACCGATCTTATGACACTTCGAAAAGAGGAAGGCACGATCTGGGAAACCTACAAGTTCCTTCGTATCCGCTGGGAAGGCTACTCTGTGCACGGCAATCGAAACGAAGCAACTCAGATGGTCTGGGATGCAATTCTTTTCGATACCGGAGAAATCTGTGTCTCCTTTGACACGATTCCAACGAACAGCAGTTACCTGGCTGATTCTAGCCTGGTTACCGGGAATGGCACGATTTCCTTTACAGCCCTTACTGGAAAGATCATCTCTTTTAAACCAAAGGACGAATCCGGGAACAGCTTTGAATATGTGGATCATGCACCTGTTTTTCTTGATCCATATAACCGAAGATATCTCATCTCAGATGCAGATAGCACTCTGTATACCGTGGAAGAGAATGCGCTTGTGAAACTTAAGGAAATAGAACTTACAGCAGCGCTTTTTGAAGCACGTGGTGTACAGGATATCCCGGATGGAAAGCTTCTCATCACGCTGCATGATCCGACCATCCTTTACTGGCATGATTCCGAGAATCTCTTCCCGGACATGAAGGTTACCTACACGGGAGTACCGATTCCGCAGGTGCTTTATTCCGAAAACATCGATATGTCAGATTCCACGATTCTTGGCATTGAAAAGGTAGCTGCTGACTGCTCGGACGAGGTGCTGTTTGCTGTCTCATTTGATGATGGAGCAAGCTGGTGGAGCTGCATCAATGCAGTGTGGGCAAAGCTGTCCGAGGAGAAATCTGGAATGTCGAAGGCTGCGCTCGAAGCCATCAGTGTGGATTCCTGGGCGGAGAAAGCAACTACGGGACAGCTGAAATACCGCTTTATCATCAGCGGCGCAGATGGATATCTCAAGTCCATCACAACCGACTATTTGAATACGGAGGAATAACAATGCTGAAAGGAAAAAGTGTAATCGAACTTACAGATGTCCATACCGGCAAAAAGGATCGCTACGAAGACACAAATCTGGTGACGGAAGCCGCGATGGATGTTTTGAACTGCAACATTAAAGGAATGCTTTATAACAACACCACATTTAATGGTTCCAATGGGGATGATTGGATGCTGCCGCTTAAGAAAAATATCATGGGCGGCATCCTTTTATACCAGAATGCACTTGAGGAGCGTGCAGACAATATCTATGCTCCGCTGAATAATCCGCTGATTGGTTATGCTTCGGATGATGCCAATAACACAGAAGATATTCGGCGAGGCAGCCGGAACCTCACCGAGAGCAAGGAAGTGGATGGAGGATACCGGTTTGTCTGGGACTTTGCTACTTCACAAGCAAATGGAACGATTTCTGCTATCTGCCTATCCAACACGCTGGCCGGAAAAGGAACGCAATATGCCGGTAACTACATGGTCCGTATTGGAACCTGGTCAGCAAATGTTCAGGATAAATATAAGCCTTACTGCATGCGTGGGAACAAGCGCGTTTATATCGGTGAGGGCTATCGCCTGGAAATGACCACTTACAACGACTCTACGCAGGCCACGCTTCGAAAGATTCATGATGATTATCTTCATGCAGTGCTCGTTGATCGACCGCTGACAAGAATGACCACGGAGGCCGATGAGGAAACCACGATTGAGCTGAACCATTATCCTTCCTACTGCCACTACATCGGAGGACAGAAGGATGGAACGGAGGAACCATATAACGATAATTCTGAAATATGGAATTATCTGTATCATGGTGCTGACGGAAAATGGTATGGATTAGTCAGGCGAGAAAACCGTAAATATAGTCACACCAGCGGCAACAAGGACTACTACACTCACCTGGATTACGAGTGGTACATGGACTGTATTGACGGCAATAAATGCACTACGCAGAAAATCGTAGCTCCAAGTGGCATCAGTGAATTCTATAACTTGGGTATGAGCGGAAAATGGCTCATGTGCTATACGGGCAATCAGGTGTATCGCATTGATACCACCAATGTGGCAAACATTGAGCTGGTACCGAATATCACCTATGTCTCGTCAACCGTGTGGACCTATATCGTAGATGATGACATCGTGATCAACGGCTGGTATTTTTTGAACGGCGAACCAAAGCTCTATGTACGAGATACGCCAGATGCAAGCTACGCATCCTGGGGACGAAATCAGATGTCGCGGTATAAAACATATGCACTTCGCGAATGGATTTTTCGGTCTAATGTCTACAATCTGTACCGGGAGCTGTTCTTGATTACTCCCTACCTTGCTACCATCAATAACCTGGGCACTCCGGTCATCAAAACCGCAGATAAGACCATGAAAATCACATATACCATTACAGAGGAATGACTCTGTATCATTTCGGAAGCAAGCATCTCATGACGAGGTGCTTTTTTCATACCCAAAATTCAAAGGAGGACAAACATTATGAAGGAATTCTGGAACACGATTCAACTTGCATTTGCAGCGATCGGAGGGTGGCTTGGCTACTTCCTTGGCGGCTGTGACGGTCTGCTCTACGCACTGCTCGCCTTTGTGGTGATCGATTACATCACTGGCGTCATATGTGCAATTGCAGACAAAAGCCTCTCCAGCGAGGTCGGATTTAAAGGCATCTGCCGAAAGGTGCTTATCTTCCTGCTGGTTGGAATTGCAAATGTCCTTGATGTGCAGGTCATCGGTACCGGCAGTGTACTTCGTACCGCCGTGATCTTTTTCTACATTTCCAATGAGGGTGTAAGCCTTCTTGAAAATGCAGCGCATCTCGGACTTCCGGTACCGGAGAAAATCAAAACCGTTTTAGAACAGCTCCATGACAGAGCAGAAAGCGAGGATAAATAAAATGGCTTATACGAATAGCTCCCTGGTATCCTATACCAAGCTCAGTCCAAATCATTCCGGACAGAGAACCCATTCCATCGACCGCATCACGCCACACTGCGTGGTCGGTCAGTTATCTGCTGAGAGCATCTGTGGATGTTTTACCAGCCCTTCTCGTCAAGCCTCCTGCAACTATGGCATCGGCACTGACGGACGTATCTCCTTATGTGTTGAAGAGAAAAATCGTAGCTGGTGCTCCTCTTCTAATGCCAATGACCAAAGAGCCATCACCATCGAATGTGCCTCTGACATGTCGGAGCCCTATGCGATGAACGATAAGGTCTACGCTTCTCTTATCTCGCTCTGCACCGATATCTGCAGGCGTAATGGCAAGAAGAAGCTTTTATGGTTTGGGGATAATAACAAGGCCCTGAATTATACACCAAAGTCCGATGAGATGGTGATCACTGTCCACAGGTGGTTTGCCAACAAGTCCTGCCCTGGCAACTGGCTCTATGCCCGCCTGGGAGATCTGGCTGCAAAGGTTACTGCAAATCTTGGTGGAAAAACTTCCCCTACCGAGGGTACCCTTTATCGTGTACAAGTCGGAGCTTATAAAAACAAGACCAATGCTGATACACAGCTTGCTCACGTAAAGGCCGCTGGCTTTGATACCTATATGGTACAGATCGGAGGGCTCTATAAGATTCAGGTCGGCGCCTATCGTGAGAAAACCAATGCTGACAACATGATGACAAAGCTCAAGGCTACCGGTTTCGATACCTTCATTACAACAGAATCATGTGCCTCTGTTTCAACGCTCAAATCCATTGATGAAATCGCGCGTGAGGTCATCCGTGGCGACTGGGGTAATGGCGCTAACAGAAAGAACCGCCTTACTTCTGCCGGATATAATTATGCGGCTGTGCAGGCAAAAGTAAATAAATTACTGGGATAACCATCAGGGTCTATGAGGATTTGCGTCCTTATAGGCCCTTTTTCTTTTTGTCTGCAATGTGTATCAATGGTACTTTCCTAATTTTTCTATAGACCTATTTTTATAGCCTATAGAGAAGTTTATACATAGACCTTGATGTACCTTGTCATTTTTATCCGCTCAAATCCATCACGAATCTCCAGTGGAAAGTGAAGAACTAAAACTGGAGGTACTTTTCATGCAGAAAGAAACAAAAGCAGTATTACAGGCAACGGATATCGCTTCTCATCTAAAGGCCGTACCGATATCATCCATCGAAATTCAACAGGATTACGACTACTTCATGGCCCAAAGAGCCAGCGAAGCGCTGCTCTCCACTGGACTTATTTCCTTGGTGGAATTCAACAAATTGACGCAGCTAAACCGCAATACATTCTCTCCTATGTTCGTCGAGATTATGCCCAGAATCACTTGATATATGTGGCCTTTAGAGTGATGTATATACACTGACAAAGGAGGTGAATCACCATGAAGAAAGTAACCAAAATCGATAAAATCCAACCTTCACAGACTTCGAAAAAGAAGCTCCGTGTGGCTGCTTACTGCCGCGATTCCACGGATTCTGATGCACAGCTCGAAAGTCTGGATGCACAGAAAGAGTACTATAAAAACTACATCACCTCCCGTGATGACTGGACCTTTGCAGGGCTCTACTTTGACGAAGGCATCACCGGCACCAAGGCTGATAAAAGGCCAATGCTCCTGCGACTAATCGAAGATTGTAAAGCAAAGAAAATCGACTTTGTAATCGCCAAGTCCATCAGCCGCCTCTCCAGAAATACTACAGACTGCTTGGAGATAGTAAGAACACTTCTGTCACTAGATATTCCGATCTATTTCGAGAAGGAAAACACATCAACAGTAAAAGTGCCGTAAATTCGCAGTTTACGGCACTTTTAGATTAATATTGGTGTTTAGTTGGTGTTTAAAAATATGAAATGGCAGTAGCTGAAAGACAACAAATTAGCAATTAAGTAGAATGACATGGGTAAGATGGGTATAAAGTTTCTCTTTTGAGAAATTTCATTTTTTAATAATGCTATTTATATAAGCCTGACAATTAGTCTTTATAATGCTTGATATTAGTAATAACCAAAGGAACTGCATCTATCATCTTTCTTTCACTATCCCATGATAGTTTTCCAAAAAACGAAAGTGAATCAATAGGTCTGAAGCCGAAGCAATAATTATCCCTATGCCATTTATTTTTGTATATTATGTTCGATGATGAAGAATAATACTTATTTAACCATATTTCTACAGGGATTTTTTCGCCTCCATATTTGAAATAAGTGCAGACTGCATATGCGTAAAAGTACCACAAGTCGCTATCGTATATATATGATGGATTTTTTACAGTAAACGAGGCATATATAGGCTGCCTATTTTTTAAAAGAGCATTCATAATTTCCTCAGTGGTATGATACAGTATATTGAACTCCGATAATACTTTTTCAAACTTATATTTAAAATCAACGGCAGAATTTCCGTTTTCATAAGAATAACCTTCGAGAAGCGTTTTTGATAATTGCAATTTTTCTATGTGAGATTTTATGGTGTCAGCATCAACAGCATAATAGTATTGGTTTTCATGATAGCGTTTATACTTTTCAAGTGCATCGAATATCTTGTGATAAACTACCTGATTTGGGTAGTAATCATAGTTTGTGAAGATTGATATTCCCGTATGATAAAAATATTCCAAAATAGCCGCTGCACAACCAGCACTTCTGCTCTGACCATATTCACACTGGCAGATGATGTCCATACCCCTGTCATATACATGGTAGATGAATGCGGCAATGTCATCAGCCTCTGGAAAATAAGTATCATATGTATACCCCTTGCGTTTCAGGACGTCAAGGTCAAGGTCATCAAGTTCACTGTAAAAAACGGTATTGCAGACACCGCTGTAATCAACATGAGAGTAGTCCTCATCGATACGCTTAATTGCCGGATCGTAAAAGCTGATAACAGCGGTATTCTTCGGGAATTTACCGTCTGCAATAATTGACTCGATTGATTTTCTTGAATATATATTTATGTTCATAGATACCTCCTAATAACCTCGATAAATTCTTATAACAGCCCGCCTTTCTCAGATTGTCTCTTTGCCATTATGCAAATTATCGGCAACTTCAACGATTAAGTCGTGAAGTTCCAGATGCTTCTTATATTTCTGCGGAATAGCATTATAACCAAGATATGCTCCGAGGATATTTCCGCAGACCGCTCCCGTAGAATCACTGTCACCATTATGATTGACAGAAGCTATAAGAGCCTTATCAAAGTCCTTATCATATTTCAAAGCACAGTACACAGCTATTGCAAGTGTTTCTTCTGCAACCCAGCCTTCACCTAACTGATGTATTACAGTAAGATCATCGGCAGCTGATTCAGCAAGCTGAACGGCTTTCTGCATAATAGATGTAAATTCAGCGATATGTTTTGCATTCAAGAATAACTTTTCTATAGTTACAATAGAATCATTTACAGCATCTTTCAGCGGTATATCGCTTTCTGTAACCGCTCGGACAATATGTACCAAAGCAGTAGCAGGGATAAATCCAAGAGTATGACCATGCGTTAGAGCTGACGCTTCTGCACCTATCATATCAGACTGCTCATAAGATATGGGCGTATTGCAAAAATACAAACCGACAGGTGCAACTCGCATAACGCCTCCGCAACCCTTACTGTCGTTGATTGGATTCTCAATTGTTCCTTTTGCACCTTCCCTGATAGCTGACATACAAGTCATTCCCGGACATCTTCTATTATATAATTCAGATACATTCAGAAGTCTGCATTGCAGATTTTCATTTTTCTGAGGATATTTTTCAATCTGCGTCTGATACCAGCACTTATACATTTCTCTGATAGAATTAATATAATCAACGCTGTTCCCTTTACGTCCTGCAAGCAGTAATCCTTCCGCTGTGAACAGTGTCATCTGTGTATCATCAGATATTTCGGCAAAGTCAGTATCCAATATTAAATCGTATTCGGTTATACCTTTCTTGCCGTATTCAGAGAATATTTCATCTTCCCGTTTGAATTCGACGGCATATCCCAAGGCATCACCGGCAGCTCCTCCTATTAGACAGCCACGGAATTTATCAATGTTTCTCATTTGACCCTCCTCAAATATGTTTTAATACAACCTACCTTGTTGGCAGAATTTCTTTATAATAATTCATCATTTCTAAGAAATATTCCGTGAGTGGCAATGTGCTTCCTGAATGTTTTCCGCCATCGATTCTGCGAAATCTTGTGTTTCCGAGAAACTTTTCCGTAAATGCGTGACTGCCAAGTACTTCATCAGCATCACCAACGATACAGCTCACATTGTTGCTGTCCAGCCTTGCAAGCGTTCCGAACATGGAAACAAATGGCTTTACATCGCCATTGAAGCCAAGTCTGGGCAGATGCAAAAACGGCAGCAGACAGGGATTGACAAGTATTACAGGAATATTTTTCTCTGCTGACAGTGCTGCCGCAAAGAATCCACCAAGGCTTGTTCCAACAATCAGTTTGATTTGCTTATCTGCGATAATATTTTGCAGTCTTTCAAGTATGATTTCAGGCGATTGTGAATCATTGTCAATTGCAGGGGCTGTAATTTCGCTACAACCATTTTTTGTAATGCCATGTAAGCAGCATTATGCGGATTTCCGCCATATCCGTGGATGTTTTAATATATTCACAATATATCGTTCCTTTTGTCTCTATCAAATCACGTATATAATTCTGATTCTTCAGATTATTCCTCAAGTTCCGAAAGTACTGACACTACTGTTTCTTTATATTGATTCCATATGTCACTTGATCTTTGAATACTTTTCCAATACTCAATGACTCCTTTTCTTGCATCTGATTTTGATATCCATGCAATAAAGTCAATCTGCAACCGGCTATATGATGTTCCGTCATCATTATGGTATTCTATATTTTTCTCAGAGTTCAGCCATGAATAAAGACTATCTTCTAATTTAATATAATCGCTATATGACAAATTGCTCCATGCTGTCGGAAGCGAAGTAATACCGACATTTTTCTTACACCACGATATAATATTGTTGTCAATCGGTATATGGCAATACTTAAAATAGTTCTCTTTTTTATCGGCACCATCAAAACAATACAAATGTTTAAAGGTGATATTTATCAGTTTCTGTGCTTTGCCATACATAAGTTCAATTCCGGGAAGTGCAGAAAACCGTTTGCATACTTCCTCACACAGATTTTTATGCCACTCTTCAAACTCCTCTTTGTTTTTTACAGGCTGAGAGAAGTAATCAACAAGCTGGTTAGTTGTGTAGCTGAAAATCTCCGCTTTTTCGCTTTTGTATTTACCAATACCCTTCAAATGCCTTGGGGTCATGTCCTTGTATGCGGCAGTAGAAACAATATTGTAGATATTTTCTCTTGACGAAATACTCCAATCGAAGTGACCATATGGGAAACATACCATCAATCTATCTCTTACTGATGTATTTATCATTGTAAATACCTCCTGATATTTTTAGAAATAATTTGTCAGCCTGAAACCGAACTTCTGCCGACATAAAGTTTTTATTACAGTTCTCACAGCCGCCTTATTTTTTCATTGTAAGTCAAAAACATTGAACCCTGACCGAAACCAATAAAGAAAGATAATAACGGACAACGATAACATTGAACATGAACACATTCATTTTCAAGAAAATGGCATGAGAGCTGTAAACGGAAAAATCATCAAATGTCTATCTCGAATTCGACAGTGCTGTTAACCAGATCAAGCACTGTCTGAGCTTTTGCAAGCGTATCGGAAAGTTTGGTATAATACCTGCCGACTTCTTCAATGTCGTAATTAGCGTATTTGTAGTCGATGATATTGCCGCCGGAATAACCTGAGCTGACACGCACTTTCGGCATTGCATCTCTCATTTTAGAGAGGGTAGCACATTCCGCATTAAGTTGAGGAAGATATACAAGCATCTCGTCGATTGTAATATTAAAATCCGGGATAATTGTTGTTGTGTTGAACACGTTTATTGCGTGTTTTACTTTGCGAATCTTACACTCAACCTCTGCCTGAGCATCACGCATTTCCTTGAAGTTGTACACAGGACGTACAGATTCGATGTCCTCCTGAATTGCAGCAACAAAGCTGCTGGAATTTACTTCATTGAGCTGTAATGCTCTCAATTCATCGTTGAGCTGACGCAGCAATTTTGCTGCCTGTGCTGATGTTACATGCATAAAAGTTTCCTCCTTATTGTATGAAACAAGTTAATTATCTTAATGCTCCCCACTTTTCGTGAGCCGAGCAGCACCCATTTGCCTGCCTTGTTCGCTGCCATGCACCTGACTTCCGGTTCATGCATTTTCCGGTTGACATTGGGCTGCTGACCTCAAGTCTTGAGCCGAAATGATCGCAGATTTTCCGTTCGCCAGACCAGCAGGAACAAGTAGCACAATACTTAGAATCACAAGTATACTGGTACATAATCATACCTCCTTGAAGCGTTGTCTTTACTGTGATTCTATTATACCATATCTGATGTACCAAAAACGCCCTATGTCAAACATCGTACTTTTTGAGAGCATTTCTTAGTGTTTCAACTATCTGCTCACGCAAGCTTTGCGGTGACAATACTTCAACAGCATCTGCAAACTGTATTCCCCAGTGAAGCATAGCAGATTCGCTCACTTGAACGTGAACTTTTATCATATCATCAGGCAGTTTTTCTATGCGTAAGTCTGTACCAAAGCTGTCCACAACATCATTCATCATGTACTGCTTGCACTGAAATGTAATATGTACCGCATTACCGCTCCAAAGATTTGGGTGTTCTTTGACATATTCAGAAAGTCTGATACCGTTTTCAAATCCTTTCAGCATTCGCAAAGGTGTCAGGGAAGTGGCAGTTACCTGGCTGCCCTTGATACGGTCAATACGGAAATGTGTCAAATCATGATACTTCGGAAGGTTACATATTAAATAAGAGTGTCCATTTCTGGAAATAATCTGATAAGGATTTACGATATATTGTTTTGGTTTGCCGTTATCATCAAGTTTCTCATGCAACTTGCAATCTGTATCACAAGTGCAGTAATGAAACGAAAGTTGTTTCTCATTCGCAATAGCCTCTCCAATATCTTCAAGTGTACTTATTACTTGACAATTGATAGACTGACCATAAATATCCATATCAATTTTTGAAATCTCTGAGTGAAAATATTTGCTTGAAAGTTCTTCAAGTCTGCGAATTAAACTGATACGGTCTTTTTTGGAAAATCCGTCTGTCAGCAATACATTATTGATCAGCAGGTGCAGTTCTCCATTCATGAATTTATGAACATAATACCAGTCTGTCAATATTATTTCTTTTCCATATTTGCCGTTTCGGGTGATTTCCTGATTTTCAAATTCACTTCCACGGTATTTTATTGGGAAACCAAATTCAATCAATTTGGAAAGATTCCGTCTGACTGTTTTTCGATCAACTTTCATTCCATACTCTTTTTCCATCAAATTCTGTATCTGCTGTTGTGAGAGCCTGTGGTCTTCGTCGGTGTGCTTTCTCAGGATATCAAGAATATCTAGTATTATCATTTTCTTTGGCTGCATATCGGTCATAAATGATTCACCTCAAATTCGTTGGTTCTATGTCTATATTATATATCACATTGATAAAATAATGTAGTATAATAATACTCGACAACTTTAATCCACCAAATTTATAATGGAAACAATAGAAAACGGTAAGGAGTTGTCAGTATATGGATAAGGCAAGAAAATACGAAGCCGAATACAAGAAAGAAGCAGTAAAGATTGCAAAAGAAGTAGGCACCAAGAAAGCAAGCGAAGAGCTGAAAATACCGTATGGAACTTTGTATGACTGGATTAAAAAAGAACGAAAAGGGGCATTAGAAACTGGAGAGGCTAAAACGCCATCTGAAGGCAGAAGAGAACCAGAAGTTACGTCAAGAGCTTAAAGAGCAAGCCAAGGAAATTAAAAGGCTGACAGAACTCAATGAGTTTCTTGAGGAAACAAGCGCTTTTTTTGCAGCACGCCGTCAGAAGTCGGGAAAAACGAAAGACTAATGTTTATTGACTACAAGACAAATGGCGGCGAAAACAAAGGAAAGATATCTTTTTACTGCAAGGCGTTAGAAGTAAGCAGACAGGCGTTTTACAATTACCTTGCCAACAAGGATAAGCCATGGAAATACGAAGCAATTGCAGATTCTATGATGGAAATAGTAAATGAAGATGAGTGCAATGATACGTACGGCCGAATGAGAATGTATCAGGCTCTTAAACTCAAGCATAAAGATGACGATCTTAATGTGCCGGGAGAAAGAACAGTATACCGTATCATGAATGACATAGGGTTAACTCATAAACCACGAAGAAAGCCTAATGGGATCACACGTGCAGACAAGTTAGCAAGGAAGTCAAATGATCTGTTTAAACGTGATTTCACAGCAGAAGAACCGAATCAGAAAGCAGTAACGGATATATCTGAAGTAAAGGCTTCTGATGGCAAGCTCTATGTATCAGCGATATTTGACTGCTATGATTTACTGGTATTAGGACTTTGCATTGAAGACAATATGAAAGCAGGCTTATGCGTAAACACAGTAAATAATGCAGTTCAGATGCATCCTGAAATTCGTGGTATCAAGTGCCATTCAGACCGTGGCTCACAGTATACCAGCGAGCTGTACAGAGCTGCATTGCATGATAATCAGATAATTCAGAGCATGAACAGTGCAGGCGGAAGATGTCATGACAATGCTCGCTGTGAAAGTATGTGGGCAAGGATGAAAGAGGAACTGTTCTATAGCAGAAACAGAAAATCCGAGGATTATACAAAGGCTGAACTGAAAACAATGATATGGCGTTACTACATGAGCTACTGGAACAACAGACGCATTTGCTCTGCGAATGATGGTTTACCGCCAGCAGTGAAAAGATCACTTTATTATCAAAGCATTAAGGTAACTGCATAAGGCACTCATTTATTCCACGGTCCGCTTGACAATGAGCCTCTGGCAGTGTGATATTCTGCCAGCGAGGCAGGCGGCACATAAATGCTCTGCTACCTGGCTAACAGACTATCACACTGCCACTCATTGTAAAGCGGCTTTCGCGGCATAAAAGCTTATTAACTGCTAAGGGTTAACTATTGAAAACCCAAAGCTATGCCACCACAATTTTACATTTAAAAATCTTTCAAAAATTTTGGAGAAAAAGTTGTCAAGTAATATTGACAATTTCAAACTAATACTAGAGTCATTACGAAAATATTCAAATAAAGAGGCTCTCAACAACTTAGTTTTATCAGCATTGAATTCACTTCTCTGTCCACCATTTGGATTTCTTTTAACCTTATTACAATAAATTTTATTTGGGTCTTCAGAATCACTTTTACTCAGAGAATGAACCATTGCTGTCCGCTCTATATCAGAAATACCAGCAGGAATGGTCTTAGGGATTGCATTCCCCAAGCGTTCAGTAAACTGCTTAAGAATATTTCCTAAATTATCTGCATACTCAATCCCGAAATATTCCCTTAACTTCTGTGTTTCAATTATTAGTCCGTTGCTATTAGCCTCTACTTGCATATCATCACCTAAATTATCAGATTTCATAAAATGCAATTTTACTAATGCATACTGATTTTTCTTTTTTTCAGTTCCTACTTAGCTTTACAACCAATTACTCTGGCACCTTCGTAATGTATTCCTCCACATCGGCTTAAATTCAATGCATCTTCAAGAGTGTTTCTTTCTGTATATGTCAATGGCAT